TAAAAGGCACCAACTCTGCTGGAATGGAAACTGAAACAAAAGTCCGACAGGCCATGCAAGGCCGAAGAGACGGAAGTGTAGAAAGGTTTCTTATAAATCTTGATGGCTCTAGGTATAGTCTTTCTTCAGTGCAAAAACTACAAGACACTTTAGAGTTCAGCACTGCGGCTTCATTGCAGCAACAAAATAAAAACATACAAGCAGGACAAAACGCTATACAAAATTTAAAAGCTGTTGATAGTAATATTATAGATTCGCATATTAAAAACAATCTTGAAGACAGAAGCTTTTACGAAACTGATGCTGATTACATTGCAGCAGCGGATAAACAGAAAGATATGATAGCCGCTTATGTTACTCAAGGCGGCATTGCAGCGGCTGACCAGAGAACTGGCTGGGGAACTGCTAACGACGGAAGAAAAGTTCAACTAGCTTTAATACTAGACAACATGCGTAGCTCAAACCCTAAAGAAATGCCAGTTTCAGGGATTCAAAACCCCTTTGAAACTATGTTTAAAATTGACCAAATATCAGCAGACTTAGTTACTCAAAATACAGGTATTAGTAGAATTGTTTCTAACGGCGTTGCACTTTATGACCACTATCACGGCCAAAGAGATGACGTTCGTTCAAGCATAGAGGACAGATTTGCAAACATGTCTTTTTTTAAAAACCCTACTATGGCTAGTACATCTTCTAGGGCAAGAGCAGAAAAAACTATGGAGGTTGTTAAGGTAGCCTCTGAGCTTGGTTTAAACCCTAGAGACTATGGTGGCAAAGCACAAATGTTACAGGATGTAGATGCTAAGTTGAATGAGTATAGAGCTGAGTTATCCGGCTCTAACGCTCCTCAAACTACACAAACAGGAGCAGCGGCTAAGACTGCTCAGGGCGTTACATCTTTAGAAGAACTTGAAGCTCCTGTAGGCCCAGCAAAAACTCGCAGAGGCCAGCAAATTCAGTGGACTTCACCCCAGCATAAAGATTATGCAGCAATTGAAAGCGCAGTAGAAAAAATGGAAGAAATAGAAATAAGACTAGCTGACCCTCAAGTGACAAACTATGGAGGGATGGAACCAACTCTTAAAAAACGATTAGCAGAAGCAAAAGCCAATGTAGTAGCTTTAAAAAACGCATACACAAAAACCTATCTCTAGTAAAGGTAAGCATTAATGGAATACAAACAATACGAAGGTGTAAGTCCCGCAGCTATGGATGGCTCCGACTGGCAGAACTATACTGAAGGTCGAGGCAGCGAAAGAGCAAACTATAACCTAGAAAGCTTAGGCACTCCTGAAGGTTACTCAGTCACTGACTGGGAAAACGATGAGGTAGTCCTGTCAAGCTTTGAAAAGCTTACTGATTACTTAGCCGAAGAACAAGGGCTAGGTAGCTATATTATTGACCAAGCAGGAACTGGCCAAGACACTGACCCTGCTGAATACATGCGTGATTTGACTATGCGCTTAGGCGCTCCGCTTGCTTTAGCTAGTGCATTAGACGATGCCCCTGAAGACGTTAAGCAAGCATTCAGAGTTATGAAGTCTCGCTGGGACAAGGCTGAGCTTTCTGGTTTAGGTGAAACATTATCTGCTATCGGAGACTACACCGCTGACGTTATATTTACTCCTGAAGGCTTAGCAACTGTAGGTGCTATTTTGTCTGGTACTGCTACGGGCGGTACTACTGCTGTAGCTGGTGTAGCTGCACGTAAAACTGCACAACAAGCAGCTACCCAAACTTTGATGAATGCTGTACGAGCCACCGCTGCTGCACAAACTAAAAACCCTTACAAGGCTTCAGCGTTGATTGGTGCAACTTACGGTGCGGCAGGCTCTCACGTAGCACAAGAGTTAAACATCTCTGCGGATATACAAGACAAATACAGCTTAGGTGAAACTGCTTTTGGTACAGCTTTGGGTGCAGGTTTTGGTGTTGGTCTATATGCAGCAGGCTCAAAAATAGCTAACAAATATTTTAGAGACGGCACTCGACCACCTAGAGAAGTAGCACTCAAAGATGCTGACCAAGTGTTTGAAGAAGCTTTAGAAGGAGATTTTATTCCTGCGTCTGGTGGTACACTTGTAGACGAAGCTTTGCGTATGACTGGCCCAGAAGGTTCTATAGCTAAAGTTGTAGACGGAGAAGATGATGCACTCAGCAGAGCAGCTTCTCAGTTTGCTGAAGACTTGGGTGGTGGTGAAAAAACACGCAAAGAAATTCTTGCTATTATTAGGGCTGCGGCAGATTCTGAAGAAACTGCTAAAGGTCAAGCAAGTAGAATCCGTCAGGGTTTATACACAGTTGCTTCAGACCTTACAGGAAACTTCTTGGGCAAGGGCGCTGGTGTGCTTTCGCCTATTACAAAGTTCTCTGGAACTGCGGCACAGCTACAAAAGAAACTAAGCCACGAGTTTGGAATTAAATATAAAACTCAAGACAAGGTTGTAGAAAAAGACCTGTCTGAAGTACAACGCGAAGTTACCGGAAAGTATAATGAAAGATTCCGAGCTATTGTAGATACACTGTCTTTGAGCGAAATAGACACTAAGCTTGCTACAGACATCAATGATGCACTTAGCAAAAGCTTGAGAAGCGAAACCCCCATTGTACACAAGCAGTTTGATGACTTAACCAACTCTGCAATAAACAAGGCGGCTACAGAAACTAAGAAGCTTTATCAAGAAATGGGTGTGCAGCTAAACGACATCGGCGTTATTGATAAGCTGGTAGATAACTATGTTCCTCGTATGTGGAGCCGTAGTGCTATTGAAGCTAACCCTAACAAGCTTTTAGACTTGTTTGTGCAGAAGGCTGGCATGAGCAAAGCAGAAGCTCGGCGAACTGTCAACAACATGCTTGATGTTAAGAACCAAGTAGACCAAGGAACTTCAAGCGGTTACTTCTTTTCAGCTAAACGAAAGATTGATACCATTGGAAATGACGCAGACTTTGAAGAGTTTTTAAACTCTGATGTTCTGGGTGCATTACATGCTTATACCTATCAGGCTGGTAAGTCTGTAGCTAAGCATCGTGTATTAGGCGTAAACAACTTTGAGCAGTTCAAAGGCTTTTACATTAATCGTATACGCGAAGAAATGACTAATAGCGGCGAAAACTTTACGCCTAAGATTGAACGCCAGCTAGAAAAACTATACCGCACTGCTACAGGCGAAGGCATGGAACGGTATGGTAAAACTGCTCAAACAGCCGTAGACGCTTATAGCTTTACAAACCGTGTTGCTTTGCTAGGCTTAGCAACTCTGTCAAGTTTGACGGAAGTGTTTATTAATCTTGGTAAGGCTGGTGCAGTGAACTCTGCAAAAGGCTTTAAAGAAGCTATACAAACTTCACACAAAACCATTACTAAAGACATGCAGTCAAAGCTAATGTCTGAAAACGGCTTGACTGCAAAAGAAGCTTTGTCTGAAATGCGTAACTTTAGCATTCACGTAGACCAAGCGCTTGCACAGGTAGGTGACAGGTTGGCGGGTGATGAGCTAGTAAGTGAAGGAATGCAGAAAGCAAGCAATAAGTTTTTCCGTATTACGCTTCTTGACCAGTGGACTAAGTTTGTTCAGAATGTTTCCTTTGCAAGCGGTAAAAACTTAATTAACGAAAACATTAATAAGCTATCTACACGCTATGCAAACAAGGCGTTAGATTCAGATGGCGAAACATTAGCTGGAGAACTAGCTGAGCTGGGCATCGACTGGAAGAAAGCTGTTAACTGGCACAGAGGTGGAGCAAAGACAAGTGACGAGTTTTACAAAACTGATTTCTTGGGAGGCGCTGCACGTTACACAAACTCTGTAGTTTTACAGCCTACTGCAATGTCAGGCATTAAGCCGCTGTTGTTTTCAAACCCTAAGACTGCGGTAATGTTCCAACTTCTTAGCTATCCTGCTGCATTTTCAAACACTGTATTAAAAGGCGCTACTAAAGCCATGATAAAGAACCCTAAGCGTAATGCGCCTAAGCTGTTAGCTGCTGGTGCTATTATGACAGGAATGGCTAGGTGGTCAAACTATGCCCGTACAGGCGGTGCAAATGAAAGAGACAAAACTGAGTTTGAAATTACCAAAGAAGCTATCGCACGTTGGGGCGGTAATGGTCTTTTGCTTGACAGCTTAAAACGTGCTCAGACTGCTGCTAAGTACGCTAACAGCAATCTGGCTTATGCTACACTGCCGTTTGGCCCAGCAGCCTCAGATATGTTAAGTATGATTCAGCAAGGCATTATACCTACAATGGGCAATAAAGTTCCATTAGTTTCTGGAACCTATTTTGGTAAGCAGGTATTAGGCGCAGACTATGTTAGACACTACAGAAGAAGTTTAAAAAGAACACAAAAAGATGTGTTTGGTGGAATGATTCCTAAGTTTGATAAAAAGCCAAGTCCCATAGGATACGCCATAGGTGGTCAGGTAGCGGCTAAAGCATTTACAAGCCTTGTTAGAAAACAAGTCGATGTGCCTGAAGCTCCATTCATGGCTGAATCAACAGCAGCTAAAATCTCAGAAGTTACTGAAGGTCTTGTTGACCCCGCTGTAGTTGAAAAAGCTGCACAGCGTTTAGATTCTAATTTACTTATTGCAAGAGATGAAGGAATAATCACAACGCCGGAATACGACCTGTTTGATTTGACTGAAGCCCATATTGTAAATGAGCTTAAAAGTAAATATAAAACTTTACAGCAGATAGATAGCAACCCTAAGTTTCAAGAAGCTTTAGAAGTTAGAAATGTTAAAGAAGCTAAAGAAAAGCTACACGAAATTCAAGAAGATGATAACTTAGGTGATGACCACATTATTGCTCTTAGAAACATTGAGGACTTAGAGGACGACAACAGAAGCGGTGTAGTAGTCAAGGCTTTGGTAAGCAATGAAATTAAAAACATCAAAGCTTTCTACGATAAGGCTCGCATTGAACTGTCTCCAGAAGAAATTAAAAAGGCTTCTGTAAATAAGTTTGATGAAGACTCTTTAGACTTTATGCACGACTACTTTAAAACAGAAATAAAAAATACTTTCCCAATGCTTAGTGACAGGGGAGCTTTTGAGCTGGCCCGAAACGCTATGGTTAAAGTAGCAGCTAAAGGCGGCGTAGACTTTTCAAGATTTAAAACTCCACGCATTGACGCTGGCCCAGAAGAAACTAAACTTCTTTCTCCTGAAGCCCGTCAAGAAGCGCAAGAAAAGTATGTGCAAAACTCTGAAAAGAAAGAGCCAGTATATCGTGTTGTTTCAAGCTACCAGAATGCAGACTATAACATCTCATTCCCGTTTGCTCGTGAGATAAGTACTCATACAGGCTCTAGAGGCGCAGCAGATAAAGTTATGATTAGAGATATGGCTTTAGAGTTTACAGGGAACGACCTAGATGCAGCAATGCGCTTGATAAAGCAGTTTACTGGCAACCCTGCTAATCCTAAGTCGGATGCTTACGACAAGTTTTTTGATTATGTAACTACTCAGCTAAAAGATACCGACAAAAAAATACGTCCGTATACAATCCAAAAAGGATACATTGATGTAAGAAAGCCTTTGATTGTAGATGAAGACATGCCTAGCTGGAGAGCAGAGCATATTATCCAAGACGTAGAGTCTGTAGGAGTATTGCTTAAAGCTGCAAAGGCTCAGGGCGCTAAAATAACTGCAAGCGATATTGACATCATTGATGTTTTAGAAGACGAGTCTTTTGATTTTGTGAAGTACATTGGCATGGACTCTAGACCTTATTCAACTCCACTTGAAAAAGTTGAGATGGATTTGCAACGTGCTGAGTTTAACATGAAGTTTAAAGACCTCGTAAACAAGCTAGGCTTTGATTCTATCCAGTACCGTAACACTGCTGAACCTAGCTACGTAGGCGAAGATGTTTATTCTTATATTTTATTTGAGCCTGAGCAGTTTAAGCTGACTTCTTCAAAAGCCTTTGACAAGAAAGACCCACGCCACGGCTTTGCGCTGGGTAGCGTTGTACGTGGAGCTACACAAGCAGTTAAAGCTTTTGCACCTAAGAAAGCTTCTGGACTCTTTAGCGAAGCAGAAAAAGCTGCCCAACAACTTCAGGGCAGTAAGCCTCGTGCTGGTCAATCATTCTTAAACGAAATGAAAAATGTAACTCCAGATGAGTTAGAGTGGACAGGCGCTAAAGAACGCTTTGGAAATAACAAACTTGTAACTAAAGAAGAAGTCCAGCAGTTTTTTGAAGACAATGACTTTGACTTTGAGGTTCAGGTAGGTCGTAGTAGACCTGACGCAATAGAAGCAGTAGACGATATGCCTACACTTGTGGACGATGAGCTAAGCGTAGAGGATAAGTTTTGGGTTTGGGCAGAAGAGAATTATCCGCACGATGTAGATATGATGGATGATATAATTGAGAATCCTGACGAGTTTGAGAATTGGTTTAATCCTAAAAAAGAAGAGTTTTTAAGAAAAATTGAAGGTGACTTTGCAACCCAACCAGCACACTTAGTTTATTCGTCGTTTGAAGGCAGAGACACTCAAAACTATCGTGAGCTTGTAATCTCAATTCCAGATAAGTTCAAAAAGGTTGATTTCGATTATGTAAACATGATTCACCATCCTGAAAGCAAAAACCAAATAGCTCATGTGCGTTTGGCCGATATTGAACAAACTGACGATGCATACAGTAAGACTTTATTAGTTGATGAAATACAATCAGATGCCCATCAAACTGCTACAGGTAAAAACGGTCAAGGTTATTTAACAGTAAAAGAAGCAAACGCAAAAGCTTTAAAGAAAAAAGAGGTGGAAAACCGTAGGCAGGAAATAATTAACTCCGATATTTCTGAAGAACAGAAAGATGAATTAATAAATAAACTTTTAGCAGACCTTCAAAACGATAGCGAATTCTTTGATTTTTCTTTTGTTCCAGACCTTCCACTTAAAAAGGACAAGCAGTGGGGAGCTGTCGGCCTTCGTCAGGCTATGAAAGTAGCAGCGGAAGAAGGCTACGACCAAGTTGCTTTAACTACTGGGCGTTTGCAGGCTGAAAGAAATAATAAAATAGGTGATATTAACGAGGTTATATTTTATAAGACAGAATTTGGTTCTTTAAAAGATATAGATAAGGGTTGGTCAGTACAGGGTGTTAGAAATGAAGATGAAGGAATGGAAGATTTTTTAATTCAGTTTGATTCTTATGAAGAAGGCGTTGAAAAACTTCCTAAAATTATCGGAAAAGAAAATACAGAAAAGCTACTTGCTGAAAATCCTGACGGCCGTGGAAACTTTACATTAAACCAGCCTATGACCTTTAAGCAAGGCGGTAAGAAGTACATGGACTTCTATGATGGCACTCTACAAAAGATTTGGAAGCGAGACTTTGCTGAAAAGTACGGTGTAGATGTTAAGATGGTCGAGTACAAGCAAAACGATAAGACTGTACAACTTCCAACTCTTGAAATGACTGAAAAGATGAGGGCAGATATTCTCAAAGGATTAAAGATGTTTGCTGAAGGCGGTTATGTGGTAGAGGCTGGAGATACACTTTCTGAGATTGCTCAAAGAGAAGGAATGACTATTTCTGAAATAGCTAAGCTTAATAACATTAAAGATATTAATAAAATTTATGTTGGACAGAGCTTGAAGTTTGATGCTGGAACTGATTCAGACATTTCCAAAAAAGCTGAGATGATTGAAAAGGCTGAGCCAGTTGAAGTGGTTGAGCAAATAAAAAAACCAGAAACTGAATCTAAGACTACTGGAAAAAATAAAACTGTAGAGGCTTTGAAAAAGAATAAGCGCAAGCAAAGCTCTACGATTATACCTTTAAACATGAGAGCATTCTTGGGTGATATTTTTGGAACGGGCAGCGACATAAATGAAAACTCTTTAACTAAAGCTGAAAGAGAAGAACTTAGAAAAGTTGTTCAGCGGGCACAGTCTAGCGGTAAAGACAGAATTGAGTACGTTGATTATGGTACTCAAGGCGATAAAGAGTCACAGTATGCTGATGTCGGAGGCGGTGGAAGTGCCTTTGATTTCTTTGGTAAAATAGCTGACCCTAGCTATTCTTTAAAGACAACTTTGGGCCAAGCCAAGATAAGCCAAGACGAAAAAGGAAATACTATTGTAACTGATAAATATAACTTTAACGATTCTGATGGTGAATTTAGTGTCTTAGGATTAATTAAAGGCATTAAGAGTGCAGGTCTAAGCCCCTATGCTCAAATACGAAACATTGCTAGAGAGTTTGGAAGCGCTCAAGGCGAGGGAGCCGAAGTAAAAATTAATTTAGGGAAACTAGATTCGCAAGATATTGCTAAGCTTGAAGATATGGGAAATACAAATGTTTAAGTATTTTAAAATAGAAGACTTCAACTGCCAAGAAACAGGCGAAAACGAAATGTCAAGGGACTTTATACACAAACTTGACGAACTGCGGGAAGCGTGTGGCTTTCCCTTTATTATCAGGAGTGGCTACAGAAGTCCAGAGCATTCCATTGAAAAACGTAAGGAGAAAGCAGGAACACATGCCCAAGGTATTGCAGCAGACATTAGAGCGCGTAACGGAAATGAAAGATTTAAGATTGTGGAGGAAGCCATTAAAGCCGGATTTACAGGCATTGGAGTTGCTGCTTCATTCATCCATGTGGATAGTAGGATTCTTGGAGTTGACAAAGCTCCTGTAATGTGGTGCTACAGGAGAAAGTAATATGTTAGAAGCTTTGATTCATCCAGTAACAACCCTCTTGGATAAGTTCATAGAGAACAAAGACCAGAAGAATCTACTGGCTCACCGCATAGCTACGATGGCAGAGTCACATGCTCAAGAGCTTGCTAAAGCACAGCTTGAAGTCAACAAGGTGGAAGCTGCACACAGGAATATGTTTGTTTCTGGCTGGAGACCCGCAGTCGGCTGGACATGTGTAATAGCCATGTTTGGGAATTTCATCCTTATTCCTATGGCTAACTTTGCACTAGCCTTGGCGGAATCTGAAGTGTCAATTCCCCTGATAGCTTTAGCCGAAATGATGCCAGTGCTTTTAGGCATGTTAGGTCTTGGAACAATGCGGACTGTGGAGAAAACAAAATCAGTAGCGAGGAACAGCTAATGCCAGCTAAAAAGAAATCGACAGTAAATAAAGCAGGTAACTATACTAAACCTACTATGCGTAAGAACCTATTCAATAAAATTAAAGCAGGCTCTAAAGGTGGTAAAGCAGGACAGTGGAGCGCACGAAAGGCTCAGATGCTTGCAAAAGAATATAAAGCAAAAGGTGGAGGATACAAGTAATGCCACTTAAAAAATCACAGAAGTCCCTGAAGAAATGGACTAAAGAAGAGTGGGGAACCAAGTCAGGTAAACCTAGTACCCAAGGAAAGAAAGCAACTGGAGAGCGTTATCTGCCCAAGAAGGCTAGGCAGGCTTTAACTAAGAAAGAGTATGCAGCTACGTCTAAAAAGAAAAGAGCTGACACTAAAAAGGGAAAGCAGCACAGTTCTCAGCCCAAGAAGATTGCAAAGAAAACTAGGAGCTATAGAAAATGAGCAAGAAAAAAGACCCACGTTTAGCAAGAGCAGGTGTAAGCGGATTCAATAAGCCAAAGCGCACACCCAACCACCCAAAGAAAAGCCACATTGTAGTGGCTAAAGAAGGCGATAAGATTAAGACAATCCGATACGGGGAGCAGGGAGCGAAGACAGCAGGCAAACCCAAAGCCGGAGAGTCAGAAAAGATGAAGAAGAAACGTGCTAGTTTTAAAGCCCGACATGCTAAGAATATTGCTAAGGGCAAAATGTCTGCAGCATATTGGGCTAATAAATCTAAGTGGTAGCGTAAGCAGTAAGTTCACGCTCTAGGTAATCGTGCATCTGTTCTAACTTAGGTTTAGCGTCTCTAATAATCTTACGCACTAACTTAAGTTCATCACCTTTAAACACTTCATGTAATCGGTCTTCGGGGAGACCACCTAGTTCCGTTAGGATGGCCCCCGAATGATTGACAATTATTTTAAATGATAGTATGTTAGCTTCCTTTGCTTTCACTTCTATTCTCTCCTATGTTATTTCACAAGCGTTGCCGACACACGCTAGTTCTTGTGAGCCTGTTGTGTTATCTTCTTGCTCAAAGTAAACCAAGTCATTCCAGTTCACGTTCTTAGGCATGCTGCTCAAAAGCTCTGTATACTTAGCCTCGTCAATATCCTCGTAGGGAGCCTGCTGATAAACGTGGTCACTTACCGGAAGCAAACTAATGCCGCTACATATATCAAAGTTTTCCCATATCCACTGCGCTACCTGTAAGAACTCGCTGTCTTTATAATATACAGTGATGCTTGGCTTGTGTTCACACCAGTGGTTCTGGTAGGTCTTCCACAACCTTAGCTGCTCCATAGCTCCAATATCTTTTACAACTACACTGGACTCTGGAGCCTTTACCGGAAAGCTATAAACAACAGAAGACTCTGACATAACATCTTGCTCTACCGGAAACCCTGCTACTTCCATAAAGACTGCAAGTGGGTCTTTTTTGTCTGAGCGTACTCTACGAATGTAATGCTTAGAAAAACGAGGGTGAATGCCACTAGCAGAATCAACGAGCTGGGAAACAGTACCAGAAGGTTTAACGCACGTAATAGCTGCAGACTGCTCAATGCCAAGCTTCTTAGCCCATCTTTGATTAACTTTAATAGCATGATTCCGTAAGTTTGATAGAGTTGTTTCCAGTTCATCTTGGTCTCCCTGTCCCGATAGTAAAGTGTTGTCCATGATTCCAGTCATGCTTAAGCCTAGTAAAGCTTCTTCGGCTGTATTCTTTTGCCATATATTTCGTAAGTATCTAAAGTCAGTTAAAGTAGCTTGAAGAGTTCCTATGATAGAAGCTAACTCTACTTTTTCTTTAAGTGTTTCTTCTGTATCATCAGAGCGTACAACCACTTCCGATAAATTGCAGAATTGATTACTGCGTAATATGATTTCACTGCACGGGTTAGTCCCGAAGTCTTGCTCAGAGTCTCTCCTGCCATTACGTGCCGCTATGTTTTGTGCAGCTACACGACTAAATAGTCCTCTTTCACCTGCTCGGCTTTCATACAAAGTCTTCATTTCATTTAAAAAGGATTCAAAGTCAGGCTTCTCTGTATAAGCTACGCTGTTGTTGGCAAGCCTTCGATGTCCATCAGCTTCCCACCAAGCTCCTACCTTAGCCTTAGCCATTCTAATGTCGGATAAGTTTGATAGACTTATAAGGGCTGAACGCCTAACGCCTCCTACAACTACAATGTCAGCAATCTTACACACTACATCGTGGCACTCAATAGATGTTAGCTTACGTCCTGCAGCTTTCTGAAAAACTTCTACGCAAAAACGAAACAAGTCTTCAAGTGGTTGAGGGCCAGAGGCTCTACCGCCGAATGTCTTTAGTCTTTCTCCAGAGGGACGCACTTTACTGGTATCCCACTTAGGAATCTTTCCGGCATACAGCATTGCAATTAACTCTCTAAATGCTGAAGCCCACCCAATCTTACTATCCCCTACAACTATTGTAGTGTCGGTTGGATGAAAGGTCTCAGCAATGATGGGCAGCTTATTTATGAAGTTTCTTTCTACGCTAAAGCCTACTCCAGTTCCACACATCAGTACATACATTAACTCGTCAAAGGCTCTCGGAGAATCAATAGCTAGGTAGCTGCAGTTGAATCCTGCTACGTTGTCTTTATCTAAAGCCTCTCCCGCTGTCATCATGCACCGCATGGAGGGCATAACTTTTTGTGTTACTATTCCATCATACAATCTTTCGGCTGTTTTCTTGTCTATCTGCTTCCTGTTTAACCAGAAGTCAACATATCGCTGAACAGTTTCTTCCCACGTTTCTCTGCGTCCTTCGTCTTTCAGCCACCTAGCGTAGCGGCTCTTGTGTATAAACTGTTGGTACTTGTCCATTACTGCTATTCCTTTTGTTAGTTTTTAAATTATGTTAATCTTCCTGTAGAAGATTTCCTACGCAGAAAATACAGAAGGGAAGACAGATAACTATACCATCAAACTGCATAGCTTTTATATCTCCTTCTCCGTTAGTAGTCCAAACTGCACGACTATCTGCTGCTTCTATATCGAAACCGAAGCCGTTTCTAAATTCAAAGCTCCACAATAAATTCATATAATTAACTGTCATTATTTTTTCCCTCCTTGGGGCAATAGATTACATGGAAACCGCCACACTCAGAGCAAGTTAAATTTGTCTCTGTGTGAAACGTCTCGTCTTCGTGGGAGATGTCTACATCACCTCCCCAGACAAGATATCCATTACAGTAGTAGCAGCGCATTAGTTTTTCTCTTCTTTATAAGCCCCGAAAGTAGAAGCCCTATGAGACTCTTCAGCTTCGGCTTCGACCTCTAGTTTTTTCTCTAAGTTAGCCATCGCTCTCCAAGCTACCTGCACCCAGTCCTTATCAATAACGTGCCGCATCATAGCATCTAACTCGTCCCCAGATTTATTTCTATTCCAATGTAGCGTCTCTGCTGTTTGTCCGTGTTGTATTCCACCAACTAAAGACAGATGAGAAACAGCGGCAATAGCACGAGGGAAATAATCTATAAAGCCTGTATAAACAGGAATAGCTTTTCTTTCTTCGGCATCTTCAGGAAGCTTAAACGTAGGTTCTACTTCTGTTTCTATTGACCAGTATTGCCTATGGGCTTCTAACATCGCTCTATCTAGAGAAGGATTACAGGAAGCAGGCTCTAATGCAGGATGCTCCTTTCTTAGCCTGTTCCAACAGTCGGCAAATTCTGATGCGTGATATAATGTATTGGCATCAGGCTTATACGCTTCGGTGCTGTCATAAACATATTTAGAATTTAAACGCTTCATGTATTCTTCAAACGTAGGTTCTCCTGTACGGCTAACCCTGTCCCATTCTTCGGGTGTTGCATCATTAATGCTCATTTTTAAAGTCCTCTTTGTTTTTAATGTTTATCCAACTGTCCGGAATACTGTCTTCGCTATACCATCTAAAGTCATGTGACGAGGCCCACTCGCCGTGAGACCTTCGTGTTCCATCTTTACGGACTTTGGCTGCAGGCATAGGGGCGTTGGGGTTGGCAAACAGAAACACTAGTTCAACATCTTCGGGCAGAACCTTTGCAATCCAAACATACTTTGAGTATTCTGCGCTGTCCCAGAACCTGCCCTTAGCTTCTAGCAATATCTTCTTACCGTCTATAAGCTTTACAAAGTCTGGCTCATACTTGTGAGAAATAGTATACTCAACTTTATCAACGTGGTGTTCCCACCCATCTAATATACCAGTATGTAACTGATACTCCCAGTTAGAGTCATATCCTTTAACGACTCCCTTCTCAACTGGCCGCTTTACTCTGGCCTTCCTATAGCCTTTGCGTATTTTTTTCATCGTTGCTCCATCTTCCATTGAATATCTTCATGCGTTATATCTTCAATATTCTTGTGCGGAAAGATTTTAATGAGTTGTTTTATTTTTATTGAGAGCCACTTCAATGTATAGAAGCTAGTAAATATTGTTCCCTTTGACCAGATGTGTGTTTGTTCGGGCAGCATCTTTTTAAAGTTATCTTTAGTAATCTTAGCAGCCTCCTCTGGATTGAGGAGACTCTTAAGCCAAATAACCTGTAAAGACTCTGCGTGTTTTCTTATACGTTTCGCCATTCTCTGATTCATAATATCTCATCCACTTGAGGTTCAGACTCTATGTGGGTAAAGTATCTATACCCATTAGAGTATTGGAAAGTCCTAAGACCTTTGCCATCATTGGCATCCTTGTGACATTCGTGCTTATATTTACACCACGAACATCCCTTTGGCAATTGCATGTTTCCCTTCTTGCCATCAGGTATGGGATTATAACATAGTTCAGGGGGCGTGTCAAGTTTTAATTCATCCAATAGCGTGTGTATTTTTGTTTCAATGTTAGGCTTATCTAAGTCGTCCGGAACATACATACACAACTCACCGCTTTCTTTATTGATAACAAGAAAGCCACCATCATTTGTACCTTCTGCTTTCTCATAGCCTGCAAGCTGTCCGAGATAACCGAAGGGGTCGTCAGAACCAAGTGTTCCGTTTCTAAACTTGTTGAATGCAAACTTAGATGCAGACTTAACGTCAACTACTTGCCCGTTAATCTTACAGTCCATGTGTCCTACAATGCCGTCAACTACAACCTCTTTCTGTTCGTCGCTTACATTGTGTCCTGCCATACGTACAAGCATTAATACAATCTCTTCTAACACATGGCCGTATAGAAACTTAATTTGTGTTGCTCCGTCAACGCTACCTCGTCCATTAGGGTCACGCTTCTCAAACCACATTTGTCTAGATGGTTTGCCTACGTTAGACATACGGACAGTGAAGTCAGTGTCTCTGGGTCTAGGTGTTGCCCAATGAAGTATAGCTTCTTTCATAGATGCCATTGTTTTATCAAGCGCCTCCTCCGTTATTGGAAGAGGCTCACCATTTGAAAGGTTCTCAAGAAGTTCATAGATGTCGGGTACTAAAGTATTAAGCTGCTTCTGGTTCATCTTCTAGCTCCTTAAATGCTTTGATTACATCAGAAGAAAATAGCTTCTGAAGATTTAACAAATACATCTGGCTTGCCCTGTTGTCACCACCCGATACAGTTTTAAAACTATCTAGGCGCTTAACAATCTTCTTAAGTGTGGCGGTATTGAAAACCAGTGTACAGTATTCATCATCACCAATACATAAGTTATGAAACCAGTAGTCAGACTCAGTAGCGTCAATACCTGACGGCTTACCGTAAGACTTGTACTCAATGCAAATGTTTCCTGTCTTCTGCCAAAGGTCACGCTCTGACTTAACCTCTATCTTTTTTCCTGTAAGCATATCAGCAATTTTGTCTTCACGCACTTCACCGTATGCTAAATCTAAGTCGAATTTTTTTCTATCTTCTTTACACGGCTTCATCTTGTTTGACCTCTTCTGATTTAGTTTTTTCTTTGGATTTCTTTAGGTTCAATTTTCTCTTAGAATTATCACACGCCTTACATATATAATTCTTTTTGCGAACATTGCCCATAGTCCAGTTTTCTTCAGCTACTAATTCACTTTCGCAACGATTACATTTTTTAGTGGGTTTCATGCCAAGCCTCCCCTACTTTATAATCACCGTCCAAGGGACAGTTAAGGTTTAAGTTTTGGCCTGCTTGTACGATAGCCTCAACTCCTAGTTTTCCTACGTCTACTGCATCAGATACTCCACATTCAATCTGCCACTCATCGTGAACATTAGCTACAAACTTAGCATCAATCCCATGTTCTTTCAAGTAACCGTCAAGAATTACGAGGGCTTCCTTCATAACTATAGCGCCTGCAGATTGCAGCAATGTGTTAAGGGCTGCATGTTCAGAGCGTATAGAAAGCTTACGACCATCTAACCCCTTGAGGAATCCTTTTTTACTTTCTCTTTGTACCCTTCCGACAAGAGACCTAAATGATGGGAGACTATCAAGAAACTTGTTTCGCAACTCTCTGCCTCTTGCTTTGCCCTGCTTAGCCACTGCCCCAAGCTTTGCATCTCCTGCTCCGTATAGGAGGGCATAGATGAAAGTCTTCGCCTGACTTCTTGATTCAAGACCTGCAAGTCTTTGGTTAGCTGAGTGAATGTCTCCAGTGAGGATTTCATTTGTATACTCCTTATCGTTCATATAGTGTGCAAGCATTCTAAGTTCTAAGCCCGAAGCATCAATACCCACAAGCCTGTTGTCTTCTTTAACAGTCCAACAAGACCTACATTCTTTTCCGTAGGGAGAGGTGCTACTAGGTATTTGGGCCATGTTGGGGTGGCTATGTGTCATGCGGCCCGTCACTGCCCCGTTAGGATTAACATATCCACGCACCCTGTTGTCGGGGTCGGCTGCTTTTATCCAACTGTTTACTTGTGCTAAACGCTTTTGAAGCATTAGGTACGTAGCAATCAGTGCAGCTTCAGGTATATTCTTAACCTTAGACAGTGTACCTTCGTCAACAATTGGCTGACCAGTAGGTGTAAAGTTCTTAGGTGTCCATCCGGCCTCAACAAGATACTCACCTATCTGCTTACGAGAACCCAAGTTAAACTCTATGTGGGTCTCACGCTTGAGAGGCTTGTTGGTTTGAACCATGATGTCATACTCTTCGTCAGTAAGTCTAACACCCTTACCATCTGGGCCGTCAGCAACCTTAGCAAGCTTTCCGCTTTTGGTATACTTTGGCTTAAGAATATCTACAATAACTTTAGGCTTGAATGTTTCATGCACTTCAGATTCTGTAGCATCTAGCTTCTCTTGGAACATTGCAACAAGCAACATAGCTTTACGCATGTCTAACTCAAAACCGTTGCGGCGCTGCTCGTCTATAATCTTAGCAACTGAATGCTCAAGCTTTACTGCGGTAGGTGTGAAGCCTCGGCTCTCGACACGCAACTGCTGATATACTTTAGTGTTCAGTTCTACATCACGCTTACAATACTCTAGCATCTCAGGGCAGTACGCATCCCAAGCATCTTGGTTAGCACCGTAGTCACCCTTGTTGAACTTGAGGCGGTAGCCCCAAGACTCTAAGCCGTGACCACCCTCACGGGTAGGTTTAAACAATCTAGAAAGTACCAGTGTATCTACAATCTTCTTGTTGCTTAGGTCAAGTCCGGTAATGTCTTTGATGGCCGGAAGGTCATAACCAATAATGTTATGACCGATTAGTTTATCTGCAGCTCGTAAGAGACCATAGCCTTTTTCGAGTTGAGTGTTGTCAAACTTAAACACTTCCATCGTGTCTACATCTTGAGCAACAATGCAGAATATCTTAGTGGGGTCAAGACCGTCTGCCTCAATGTCAAACACTAGGTTACTCATAGCTCGTCTCCGTCAAAGGCATCATAGTTATCACCGTCATTAACTTCTTCTAGTCTTCCAGTGTCGGCATCATATAGAAGGCTGCAGGCTACGCCAACATCTCCAGTATACCTAGACTTAAGCACTCGAACCTTGGTAGTGGATGCCTCTATCTCGTCGTCTGATTGTTGGTTGCGCTCTAAAGATATAACACAATCTGACAACTGGGCGATACTCTGAGAGCCTCGAAGATGTGATAGTCCTGTTTCGATACCATTCTCATGTCCACGATTGCCGTCAACTCTACGAAGGTGTGAGACTAGAATCATACCTGCACCTGTCTCTTCAACTAGAGAGCGAAGCCTATGCATGATACCGTCAATAGCTTTTCTCTCGTCACCCTCCAAGGCTTGAAGCACTAGCATGTGAAGGTGGTCAACAACAACCCACTTACAGTCTAAGCCTACAATCAAGTAGCGCAGCTTGCTGAATATATCTTCTAGGTTGTTGACACCAAGGTGAGCATGAATCCAAACACGACCCTCGTTTTCTCCCATGAAAACCTTGCGGTAGTATTGTTCGAGCCTGTCGTCTCCGACCTTGTTCTTAACGCTGTCTAGGTGAAGCTTAGCGTTGGCTTCAACAGCCATGATACCTTCGGCAGTACGGCTCCAGTTCTCTTCAAGAGCTACAATACCTACGTTATCTTTAGTGTGGTTGATGAGCCAGTGTTCTAGTTCTCTGGTCACAGAAGATTTACCAAGGCCAGTACCGCCAGTCAGTGTTATTAACTCTCCGGCCCTCATGCCCTCTAGCTTAGTGTTTAAGCCCTTCCAAGGATAAGGGATTGACGGAAGCTTTTCTGTACGTAAACGCTTGTATTCGTCTAACTGGTTGGATAGATTCATAATCCCAGAGGGGGTGTAGACTTTTGCATCCCAAAAACAATTAACAAACGTGGAATGCTTGCGCTCTTTGAGCATATCGTTAGGGTCTTTGAACCCTTCGGGCAATGTCATTATCTTAGCTTTGTTTGGCGTGAGCAGCTTGGCGATTGCCTTAGCCCCTTCCTTGCCAACAGGGTCTGAGTCAAGACATATTACAACTGTGTCGAAAGACTCTAAAAACTCTAAGCTATTCTTGACATCACGAGCGCCTCCTTGCGCTCCCGATTTGATTGATACTACAGGCCACTTACTTCCGAGCAGTTCGTATGCCGCCATAGCGTCACACTCTCCTTCTACTAATGTAATAAACTTACCGCCTGCTTTGAACAACTGTTCTCCAAACAGCCCTGTTTCTTTTGAGTTACCTTTCCAAGCAAACTGCTTGTTAAGCTTTCTAACTTTTGTAGCTACTTCCTCGCCTTTGTTGAAGTAAGGATAGTGGTGGCTCGTCACCTTTCCGTTAAGTGTAGTAGATTTAACGCCATACTTTTTGGCTGTATCAATGCTAATACCTCTATCGGTTAAGGCGTTGTAGCTGTTTCCGCTACCTGTTCCATTGGGTTGATACCTTGTAAAGTCCGTTACGGTATCTTGTTGTTGCACTTCCGGTGTGCTGTAGTCTTTAAAAAAAGTATTGCAGCTAAAGCAATACGCAGACCCATCAGCGTTCTGGCTTACTGGGTCACTGCCCCCACAAGAATTGCAGGGCAGATGAAATTTAACAAACGACATTTTGTCACCTCGTTATTAGCCTTCGATTGCAACTTCCATATCCTCTTCTTCGGTGATAGCTTCATCCGTAAGCTTATCTTCAAATAAAACTTTAATGTGTTGAGCGCCAGCTTGGAACAACTGAACCTCATCGCTTGCTCCTCTTACTTTTATCATTGCCTGTTGAAGAAGCCCGAATAATCCTTGGGCTTCTTCGTCAAGCAAGCTGACATCATAAGAGATACCGTCTCGCCTATATGTTTTCATTTAGATAGCTTCCTCCATTTCGTCTTCTACATCGAACTCGGAACCGTCAACGGAACCGACAGATACTAAATCTAAAACCTGCATAGCTTGAAAGTCTAGACCTTTGAAAGTCTTTCCTTTGTATACAGATTCCCACTCCTTGTACTGAACCTTAACTGAAGAGCCGTTACCTACACGCTCGTCGATTGGATTCTTCTGAGCATCTACAAGCTTAGGCGCTTGGCGAATCATCCCGTTAGGGCCGTGGACTTTACGCTTAAGCACTATTGCAGGGCCTTCGTCCATGTCCTTCACTGTGAAACCTTCGGAGCGAAAGTTCTGTGCAGTGTCTTCATCGACCACTAAGTTTACTGTGTACACTGGGTCATAAGTGGTGTTGGGGGTTGTTACGCTTGCCCAGTAAGCTGTTCCTGATAATATTGGCATAGTATTTATCCTATTGGTTGGTGTTAAAATGAAGTGGCATTATACCACAAGTTGTTGTAAAAGTAAAGTTTTTATTATGCTGCTTTTGAAAAGTGTTGCTGAACAAGTGCTTGTCTAGTGTTCTGTGTTGAAGCTATATTGATTACAGCATCCTTACGCTGTGCTGTTGCATGAGTAGACCAGTCAGTCATGGCATTAAACAAAGCCCAACGATTAGAACCTAAGCGTGTCTTGTACTTGTGCCAAGCACTGAAGATATATTCAAGTGATGGGTTAGACCTCGGCATAAGGCGGATTATTTCTTCACCTGTTTTCCAGTAAGTATCGTCAATAATCTTTTGGGCTGAGTCAGCTTTTAAAGCCTGTACAATACTTAAGAAAGCATCAAAGTCTGTTAGTTTTTCATTGCTCCACTTACCCCACAAGTCACGTTGATTCTCGAAAACATCTAGAGCTTTAGTTACAACGCTTGCACCTACCTCAATGTTTAAGTTGCGAGTATGTTTAGCTTTAAATACTGCAACCTCACCGCCGATAAAAACTTGTAGGTTTGTACAAGCACATTGTATAGCTGCAGCACTAATCATAAACGGCCAAGTCCCGTCAAAGCTTGACACTGCAAGCAGACCAAGGGATGCAGTGTCACCATCTGGAGTATTATAAGTATGAGCAGGTAACTTGTATTGCACAAAAGTTCTTGAGCCATCGTGAGAAGTTCTGATAATCTCTTCGATGCCATCAACGCTAAGCCCTGAACGCTCAATAATATTGCGGGTAACATCTATCATCTTCTTGGGAGCCACTGGCTTATAGCCATGACCATGAACTCCTAACTCTTCACCAGTATCGGTGCGGTAGATTACAGATTTGGTACTATACATACGCTCTGTTATTTCATCGCACTCGTCTGTTCTAGCCTCATAAACTAATGGTGCTGTAGCTATATCAAAATCTGCTGAGCCGTAGCCACCCTCTCGGATGGCTTGAAGTGCTGAGTTGTTTGGGAACATTTGCATGATAGTCATTATGATTGTACTCCTTCAACGCCATTAATATCTTTGATGTTCTTGAAGCTAATGCTTCGAGACTGTTTGTGTTGAACATAAAAAGCCCACTTGTAGCAATGAAAGATATTGAAGCACTCTCCTTTGCTAACCTCGAAGCGGTTCTTGCTTGTTCGTTTTCTTACAATGAAAGACTTTCCAAATACTGTACCGTTTTTCTTGCCGCTAAAAGCTAATGAGTGTGTTGATTTTGCGATTAAGTTGAATAAAGTTTCCATAATTTTATTACCTTTTTTGTTTAAATTTACTTGACAGTCGTCGTTGTTTGTGGTATAATAACTTAATGTCTTATAAGTTAGTTCGTAAGAACTTACTAACTTATAAGTCATTTAGTTATCCTTTTTGTTTTATTTAATTCCATCTTAACTTTTCCTGAAATTCTGCTTCACTTAAGTAACCTTTTAAAATATTTAGGTCAACAAACGATAGCATTTCAAACAGTGGTTCAAGCTCCCCTTCGTATATATCCACCTGTATTTGAGATATTACTTGAGTTATTATAGACTCTAAAACCATTAAGTCTTCAGGGCTTTTATTTAACATAGCCTGCACCTATTTCTTTTGTTCTATCAATGAAGTTTTCAAATGCTTTCCTGTGTATTTTTTTATACTTGGAGCCTCCTTCCTTGATAACCTTTTTCATGTAGTGATAATTCTTTAAGCCCTTCATAGCTTTATTTAAGTCTGACTCCATCGTGAAAGTCCAGAGATGTTCTGAGCAGATGACAGTAAACTCTTCTTCAGTTGGTAACTCCATAGCTATGCTCCTTGTACATATGGTTTAATGTATTGTCCTATAGTTAAGTCAGAAGAAGTTATATGCTCTATAACTGCCTCCCATTCCTGCGGATAAAAGCGTTTTTTTTCACCGCAAACTAAATCTAAAACAGCGTTCTCTAGTTCGGTATCGTTGCGCTCAAAAATGTACCGAACTTTGAGATGTGCCTTAGAGTTTAAATTAAAAGGGGCGTTAGATAGTTTCATCACTTCACCTCCGTCAGTTTATATTCTTTGCCTTCAAT